GTAGTTCCCAGCAGTGGCCGTGCCGCGGTCACCGACAGTGGCCGTGCCGTCGTCTCCAGCAGTGGCCGTGCCGAAGTTCCCGGCAGTGGCCGTGCTGAAGTTCCCGGCAGTGGCCGTGCCGCGGTCACCGACAGTGGCCGTGCCGTCGTCTCCAGCAGTGGCCGTGCCGAAGTTCCCGGCAGTGGCCGTGCTGAAGTTCCCGGCAGTGGCCGTGCCGCGGTATCCAGCAGCGGCTACGCCGTAGTGCCCGACTGTGGTCTCCGCCCCGATAACTCCAGAGCATCCTCGGCTGGTCAGGTAGCTCGTAGCCCCTTTCCGGTCGCCACAGTAGATGACCTCTCCTCGTGGAAATTTCACCTTACCGCCCAGGTCTACGACGGACTCGTCGGGAACGTCTACCACGAGCCACTTGGCGTCGCTGTCCCAGTCTGCAAGGTTGCCTTTGCCCTGACCCCAGGCGAAGCCGTGCAGACCGAACCCGCAGATAGGCTCCGAATCCCAGTCCGGGCATTCGACAGGGCCAGACTCTGGCCACTTGAAGCCCTCCCAGGAGGTCATGTCTGATTTGCAAGTTCTGAGGACTAGCATCACTCGATCTCCTCGTAGCCGACGACCAGGAACCAGATCATCGTCAGGAACGTCACAATCGCAACAAACAACCTCTCCATTTGATATCATCCTTTCAGTAGCTCAGCAAGCTTTTCTTTTGCGCGTTTCGCCAGAAACGCTCGAAGTGGAGTGACCAGCTCCTCGTCGGTCCGTCCGAGACGACGTTGCCGCTCGACCAGCTCCTTCGCCTCGGGGCCCAGGTCTCCAGCCTCCGCCTCCAGAACCATCTTTGCGGCCTCCTGACGGGCCTCCAGAGCCGCTTTCTTCTGGTCCACGACCTGACACTCGGGGCGTCGCGAAACGCCGTCTGTGAGGCGCTCAGCGGCCTTCCTGTCCGCGAGCATCTTTCCGGCCTTGTCGAGCCATGCCGCGAAGCGCGCCGACCAGTCTGCCATTCGCTTCCCGTTGGCCTTGGCCCACAGCTCGAAAGCTCGAAGCTCCTCTTCGAGGTCCAGGCCGAGACGCGTGGCCTGCCCCGCGAAGTGCTCGAGGTTGATGGCGCCGTCGCGGTACGGCCGAGGCTTCAGCGGGTCCCAATGGTCCTCGAAGTGGCGCGCCCCGGGGTTGGCTTCCAGCGCTTCCTCGCGTGCACCTATCTCCGCGCACGCGCGCGGTATAAGCTTTAGATCAGAAGAACTTAAAAAATCCTCCCCCCCTCTTATAGAGCTATTAGTAGGGGCTGTAGAACCCTCTGACATGTCCCTTGCAGGGGGGTCATTCTTTTCTTCTTGACCTGATACCCCGGTGACAAGGGGCTCACTGCTCTCATCTTGAGACTGTTGAGGTTGTGCAAGGGGGTGACTACCCTGCATCAACACGCTGGCCAAGGCAGAAAAGGCTTGGACGAGGTCTGATAGAAGTGCTCTGTCCTCCCTAGACAGCACAAGCATATGAGAGTGGACGATCTTCCCGTCTTCTTCGGGCTCCGGCGTATCACCGAGCTGCTTCAGAAGATCGAGTTCTTCACCCTTCATTGCCCTCCTGTTCAGGAAGTGTGCAACGGTTGTGCTGTCACGCCCTAGTGCATCACCTATCTCCTTGATGGAATATTTGCGCTTTCGCGCCTCGTAGATGAAAACACTGCGCGCTGTCGTGAGACGGTGCGTTTTGCCACGCCCGCGGAAGGCAGCCTCGGTGATGCCAGCTGCCTCGCAGACGCGCGTACGGAGCCGTGCCAGATCATCCATCGGCTTCCTCGAAGTCTGCCGTTTCGCAGTAACACCCGTTAGAAACGCCGTACCACCGGAAGGTCACGTGTCCCTTCCGGGTCGCGAACTTGATGAACGTCCACGTGCTACTGTCGTCAAAGTGGTGGTCGACGATAGGCTCGCTTTTCCAAACCCGTTCGGCGATTAGCAGTGGTACATTGAGTAGGTCCTCCACGTCGCCGTCCACGCTTTCGAGGCTCACTCGCTCACAGCAGTCCTGGCGGTGGTACATCTTCCAACGAGAGCCGTCGGAGAACTCAAAGGAAACGACTTCCGAATACTTCTCTGCTCCAGTAACCTTGGTTAGAGTCCTCCCGAGGACAGGATAGACCTCCACTTCGCTTTCATTCGTGAGACTCATCTTCCGATCATCCTTTCAAAGGCCCGATCTTGACGGGCCACTTCCAAGCGCTCCCCTTCCAGGCGAGCTGCTAGGCAGTCGCCCTGCGGGTCGGCTAGATCACCAGCCAGCATTTGCAGCTCCCAAGCCCCACGGGCAGCTCGGTGCCCGAGAGGCTTACGGAACCGGGAGGCGCACGGCCTTCCAACGAAGGCAGCGAACCGACGCACGGCACTCCGAACATCGACGCGCTGCCCTCGGTGCTCGAGGAACGGGGACGCAGTGCGAAGGAGTGCCCCGCGCGCGGTATGTGCCATGGCCCAGTCTGGCACAGGGAAGTCGTTCACCATACTCTCGCTCCCAAGCTTTCCCGGTAGTCGTATTCATCGACTTCCAGGTCGTTGTGATCAAAGCTGCCATCGCTTAGCCGGCCCTCAACGTCCTTGAGGTTCTCGGCCAGGTCAGGCATGAGGAGGTCCTCCAACGCGAGGCCAGCGTTGGCCCCCTCATTCGCCTTCATGTCAATCCAGCGACGCTCGAGCGCCTGAAGCTGCCCGCGACGGTCGAACACCGCGCGGATATTGCAGGTTGTGACGATGATCTCGTCCTTCTCCGGCCAGTCGGTCATCGCGGTCACTCCTTCGCCTCGCGAATTGCCCTAAGCGCCGACTCGGCGCGCGCAATCTCCCTCATGGCTTCCTCGTACTCTCCCGCGGCTTCGTCGCCCTCCTTCACCAGGAATTCTAGAATCGTTTTGGCGACGCCTTCCACGTTTCTGGCGGCAGGCCAGTCTTCCACTACCTCTCGGGAGGACCGGATAAGCGCAGCACCGGAATAGGTGACCTCCAAGAATATCGGAAGCCTGGAGTTGTGATGCTCGGCAATGGCAACGAATAGCCTATTCAAACGCAGGGGAATCCCTTTGTACTGGCCCGACTTTGCGCTTAGGATTGGCTTCGCGACCGTCGAGAGCCGCGGCGCGAGTAGCTCCAGAAGCGCATCTAGCGCGTCCGCCTCCGCGTTTCGCGCGGCATTCTGGTGCAGAGTTGCGCGGTCGCGACGATCGGCGGCATGGGCGAGTGCAGCTTGTAGCTTGCTGTAGTTCATTGATCTTCCTTCCAAGGCACAGATTGTGCCAGTCCCTCGCTGGGAGTCGAACCCAGTGGGCCGCCGACCGGCCGAGGGAAGCGGTCACCTGCCACACGCTTTGCCGTACAACCGAAGCGCTTCCTGGCGTTTGAAGTACCAGCAACGGTTGCAGAGTGACGGCGCGAGCGGTTCGATCTCTGCACCGCACTCGCACCTATGGCGAGGCATGCCTTGCCCGAAAGCCTGGCACTCCCAGAGTGGGGCTTCCGTTCGGGCGTACTCTTCCGCGGCGCCGTTCATCAACGCAGCTTCGTCGAAGCGGCCGACCGTGCGAAGATGCTTCTCCTTCTCCGCTAGGTCGGCCAAGTGGCCACGGGTTGTGTCATTCATGATTCGTCCCCTTCCTCGGCGGAGGACTCCCCATTCAGATAGCGATCTTCCTCAACCAGATCGTCAAGCTCTTGCACGAGATCTGCCGCAAGCTCGGCAGGGTCGCTGTCGGAGTGAAGCCATACAACTGCCCAGAACGGGTGGAAGTAGCAGGGCCCGAAGAACGAATTGTCCCCAGTCTGGTAAACCCAGGACTCTCCGTCGGTCGTTGCGACCGTGACTTCTAGGCTGTGCTCATCGCCCAGGTCATTGCCTAGGTATGCGGGCTGGAAGTTCTCCGACCGTTGAAGCTCGGAGAGAAGCTCGGTGATCTCGGCCACATCAATCATGACTCGCCTCCTTCCTCGGCAAAGAATCGGCCGTCAACGAGCACCCATAGGTCTCGGTCTCGTCGGTGGCCGACGGCAACGCGGGACCAGCGGCAGTAAAGTGCGGTCCCTACGCGGTAGGCCGCCCAGCCTTCTATGCAATCCCAGCCGTTCCAGCGGCACATTGCCGGGATCGGGACGGCCATGTCTGCAACGCAGTCGGGGTCAATCGTCCCCTCTGTGACGTAGTCGTTTTCTTCCGTAACTTGGCCGTGCAAGGCTTCGGCCGCCTCCTGAAGCTCTGCCATCGCATCGGTCACGTCTTGCACGAGACTGGCAATGCGCGAAACGTCTGGATTGTAACTGCAAGGGATATACCTTGCGTTGAGCGACTTGATCGCCCTGTCCAGAGCGTCGGCCCGGGCGTTGTACTCGTCGCGAGCGTCGCCCCACTCCTCGGACGCCCACGAACCGTGTTCGTGCATCCACCCAGTTCGATCCCAGGTTGAAAGGAAGCTCTCGATTGTCTCAGCTACGTCGTTCATGTTCCGCTGCTCCTAACAAGCTTGCCGTCCCTAACCACATACATCGTGTCCGGTTGGATTCCGTCTTCGCCCACGTACCCGACGGCCAGCCGTCGGCGGGAGCCGTCGAACCACTCGATTGCAACGACCCCATCGTCGCCAGCCATCGCGCTCCCGTGTGGCCCCGCGAACGCTAGGCCGTAGTCCTTTGCGACAGCTTGGCCTAGCCTCCCGGCAAAGGCTGTGCCGAAGTGGCCCGCTTCGGCCCGGCCGTCATCTCCGGCCATTGCTGTGTCTCGTGAACCGACGATCGCTTCGTTTTCGCTGTAGACCATATGATTACCTTCCGAGCAGCCGCTGCTGAATGCGACCTTGATCGTCCGACGGCGGGAATACGCACCGGTACTTGGCCTGCGATAGGCCCGCTTCGCGGAGAAGCGCTCGCCGTTCCTCGTTGTCGAGCTGTCTCCACGCTCTTTCGGCCATCTCATCTTCCACGACGCAGAGCGTGTGCTCGCAGACTACAGGGTAGTCCTCGAGCGCGTCGGCGCACTTTTCCAGCCATTCGGCGGCCGGCGTGTTTGGCTCGACGAGGATGACCTCGAACGGCGTGGCCCAATGGCCGAAGTAGTGAACGTCGTGGTCCCCTTCCAGCTCCTCTATCGCTTCCAGGATTGCTCGCCAGTTGGCGACCGTGAGGGGGTCCTCGTCGAGGTTCGGTGTCCTGACGACTGGCGCGACCAGCCAGTCTTGCTGATCTTCAAGCCCGAGTCCTCGGGCATCGAGCGAGGTAGGGCGGAATTGCGAATAGGTCTGCAGCATCTCACTCGTCTCCGAAAAGGTTGAAGTGCTCCAGGCGCTCTTCTATGTCGGCTCGGAATGCCCAAAACATGCGTTCCGAGACGTCGGAAACGCCCCCGACGTCGTCTGCCGCATCCTCGTTGCTCGAGCAAAACAGGCCGAGCTTCGCTTGCCGCATACAGATTATGCGGCCGTGATCTTCGATCTCCCGGGAGAGCCACTCATCGAGACCCTCACGGCCCGTTATCTCTCCACGTTCGACTGCTTCCAGGGCGTCGATTACGACGGCGCGAACGTCCGCCTGGTAATCTTGGTCTATTATCGCGAGTGCTCGTTCGAGCTCATCGCCCGTCGGACGCACCGGTTTGAAGATATTGGCCAGCGCGTCGCGCGCGGCGGCCCGGGCGGGTTTCACGAGAATCTCATCCGTAGTTGACATGATCATCCTTCCTTCCAAAGGGCTTCCTTCCAAAGGGCTTCCCTTCCAATAGTCCGCTGGCCCGGAGTCGAACCGGGCAGGCGGCCGGACCGCCAGCTGGTTGGCACGGATCCTGCATGGGCAAGGAGTGTGCCAACGGGTTGGCACGGATCCTGCAATGGCAAGATCCGTGCCGGAGTGGAGGGGGGGGGCTAGGACCATGACCAAAAGAGGTCGTCGCCCCCCGGCACAGGCCGTCGGACCATCGTCTCGCCTAGGCCTGGCCCAAAGACTGCGACGATGGCATCGCAATCATCGTATGCCTCGCCGAATTCTAGCGCCTCTTGGGCGCTCTCGAACTTCTCGCTCACGCCCGCCGTTGGGCGGGCACCGAACCAAACATTCACTACGTACATGAGTCACCTCAAAACTGTGCCGGCCGACGCGAGCTGGCCGCACTCTGGCGGGCAGACTCGTGCCGGATTCCGGCAGGAGACGCCGCGTTCGTCGCGGCACCGCGGCCCTGGCGGGCCGAGAGGACCTCTAGCGCCGCCTGCGGCAGCGCTGGGAATTCGATCGGCCCGAAGGGGCCGTCGACGACCAGCGCGATACCTGGGGGGAGCGGTCGGGTCACGGCGAGGGTAGGTGCACGCCGCGTGCCAGCCGCATACACTGGTTTCGAGGCCCCTCGAAACGGCCGATCGCGACATGCGTGTCATGGCTGGCGGGACTCGGAGCCCGATCTAGCGAGAAAAGCCTGGTTCCCTGCTATGGCGTGCAGATCATGGGACCGCAAGCTTTGCATAGCCTCTCGAGGCCTACTCGAGCAACGGAGCCAGCTCGAGGGGCAGCCGCAGCAGCCACGCAGGAGCGCCTAGGAGGCTGCAGGAGCGAGGCTCGAGGCTAGGACGGGCTGAGCTGGGGGCTAGACCTCGAGCAGGCCAGAGGGGCGCTGGGAGCGTGGCACGGTAATCGCATATCCCCTAGGCATGATCGCACTGCTAATCCCGACGGTTTCTCTGGTTCTGGTCTCGATGAGCGCGTGGGGGGTCATCCGATGAGCGACCCAACCCCGGCGCAGTGGGAGAGGATCTTCGTCGAGTCGGCCGAGGACCTGGTGCTCGCTGGCCTGCGCCCGCCCTATGAGGCCGGAATGGGCCCACACGAGCCCCGATGGCGGCAGGGCAGCAAGTACCCGCCGTGGCCCGACGGCATGTGGGTGAAGCAGCTCTAGCCACACGAGCCCCGATGAGCCCACCAAGCTCTCGGGGCTTTTCTGCGTCTGCCATTGGCACGGATCTTGCGTTCTCAAAAGGCATGCCAGCACGAACGTTCAATCCTGTTTAACCTCTGTGCTGGCACGTTCTATGCAGGGCGGAAAGCCGAGCAACCACGCAACGCTTGCGAGGCATGACGGGCTTGTCAGGGGGGCATGACGGCAATGTCGTGGTGCGAAGGATTGTTCGCAGTGGGCGCGAAGGATTGTTCGCACTTCGTGTACCATCCACACTAACCTTCGTGTCCTGCCAACACCATCCTTAGTGTCCCTCACACACTAAGCTTAGTGTCTACTAGACACAGTGGGTATGACATACCTGTCATAGTGGGTATGGCATCCGTGTCATACCTCCTCCCATGCAAGCGTCATGCCAACAGGTGGCACGGTGTGTGCTAATGCAAGCGTCATGCCACCATCTTGGCACGGGTCTTGCTAATGCAATCGTCGTGCCTACCAGTGGCACGGATCTTGCAATGCAAGGAGTGTGCCAACGTGTGGCACGATGTGTGCTAATGCAAGAAGCATGCCAACGGGTTGGCACGGATCTTGCATTCCCCCTTTGGCACGGGGCATGCCCGAGCGCAGCGAGGGACCCACCGCGCGCCAGGAACCTGAAATTTCCGAATGATAACTCCTTCAAGGCCCAGCCCCTGAAGGTCTTTCCGAGGCGTCCGAGGCGCCGACCCCAGGCGACCGAGGAGCGAGCGCGCGTTCGCGTCAGCGGACGCTTGCTGCGCGAGCCGCTCTGAGACGGGCTCCTAGAGCAGTACAGTAGCTCTTAGAAGAAGAGCCCCGTCTCAGAGCTATCTAGCAGTCTCGAAAACCGTAGTAAACTGAGATGAGATATTCTGTGGATAACTTCAGTGAGTGTAGGTGTGCAAAAGGCTTGACGAGGGTCTGGGGGATAGGTATCTTCCTTTTAGATGCTGATGCATCGGAATGGAGAAGCGATGAGAAAGAACCAACTCAGCATTGAGCGCTTGTACGCCTCTCAGCGCGCCGTACTGGAAAGAGAACTGGCAAAGGCGTCTGGACGTAAGGAGGAGCTGTGAGCCCAGAGAAGGAAACCGCCAAGCTGGCGCTCTCACTGAACGAGGTCCTCAACGAACTGGCCGACCACGCAGAGAAGGGCGGGCTACTAGCCGAGGGCTCCGGCGTTTGGGACAGGGACGAGCCCAAACCAGAGCAGCTGCTCTTGCTGAGCTGCTCGCTTCTCGAGCTTCAGCGCGCCGCGATCAAGACCGCATTTGCAGCCAAGAAACTGAAGAAGGCCGTCGACAACCTCAGAACGGAGGCCTCCGATGACCCCCGCTGAAGAAGCCGAGCTGTTCGAGTGCCTGCGGGTCCTCAGAGACGCATGCAAGGAGGTTTGGGCCGTTGCCGGGTGCAAGTCCGGGGCTTGCCTCTACAACGCCTCAGCGCCCAAGTGGGGGCGCACGAAGTGCGCTTGCCAGCACAACAAGAAGCTCGCGGTCCTCACGCCGCGGCTCTACCGGATTGCCTGTGACCTCGTAGGCGTCGACCCCGACAAGTCCACAGAAAACCTGATTGAAATGGAGGAGTGAATGGAACCACTTAAAGGGAGAATCATCAGCTCGAAGTATCTGCACGACTTCGAGGAAGCTGAGCTGGTTGTCCGTGTTCCGAAAGGGCCAGCTACGCTAGATGAGCTTTCCTGGCCTGTTGAACTCCGGTTTCCTAAGATAGAAGCCAGAGTTGAGGCACTCAGGAAGCACGCCAAAGACCTCATGCATCGTGCCGACGCGCTCGAGGCCTTCGCTCTTAGCAGCAAAGACGCGCACCTGTAGCTATCGAACCGAGCATCCGTAGTTCTCGTTGACTCAATGGCTCACTCCTGGCACAATCCGTGCCAGGAGATGTGCTATGACGAACGACGAACTCACTGACGTAGTCGATAGCCTGGTTGCTATCGCGACCAGCTCGGACCCGCCTTGCGTGCTCCGGGTCTCCTACAAGGACCTCCTCGTCGAGGTGAGCCCCTACGTCCTGGTGAGCCAAGATATCGACCTCCTCGACGACGACGAGGAAGAGAAGGTGATCAATTGAGCACCGACGAGACCTTCGAGCGTCTCGTTTCGGTCGCTTACGAATGGGGCGTCGCCTCCTTCGAGGTGAAGACCTCCGAGGGCTACTTCAAGGCGGAGCTGACCTCCTGTGCGGACTTCGAGCCCGGCGAGGAGGACGAGGTCGAGGACGAGACCCCGGAGCTGTTCAAGGGCCTCCCGGAGCCTCGGGTTTCCGACACGGAGCCCTCGAACCTCATTCCCTTTGAGCCCGAGGTAATCGCCGCGAACCGTCGCTTCGAGGAGATCGCGAAGCGGATGCGTGAGGGCGCCTCCTGATGCAGGAGCTTCGGTGGTATCGGCTGGGCCCGGGCTCTCCTGACGAGCACGAGGCGGCCTGGGCTGCGGTCCAGGAGCTTCACTCGAACGACGGAGAGCGATACCGCCGGCTTTGCAGCGACTTTCTGTTTCTCTACAATGGCACAGTCTCTGGCTCAGAGTCCCTTGGCGTCTACGGATATGGCGCAGAGTGGCACGACGACTCACCTGTGTTCAACGTAGTCCAATCTTGCGTTGATTCTCTCGCTGGCCTCCTCCTCCACAACCGCATTCTTCCTTATTTCCTGACAATTGGCGCCGACCGGAGCATGCAGCGCCGCGTGAAGGGCATGCAGAAGGCCGTGGAGGGCGTTTTCCACGACCAGGGCTTCTACTCGACCATCGGCAGCCAGGTGGTCCTCGATGGGCTGGTCTTCGGAAAGGGCGTCGTCAAGGTCTGGCCCGACTTCACGAGCAAGTCGGTCCGCATGGAGCGGGTCCTGCCCTGGGAGGTGACGGCGAGCGCCACGGAGGCCCGTAGCGGGAAGCCCCGTACCTACATGCACCGCCGGAGAGTCGACCGTGGAGTCCTCAAGGACATGTTCGCGGACGACGAGGAGGCGCTGAAGGCCATCGAGGACGCGGCGCCGGCTAACCAGGTCGAGGAGAACGTTGCTTGGATGGAGGATACCATCCCGGACGAGCTGGTTGTCGCTGAGCTGTGGCACCTGCCCTCGGGGCGTGTCGACACGACCAACGAGGACGCCTTCGATGTCGAGGCCGCCGAGCACGACGGCCGGCACATGATCCTCCTGGAGAACGCGACGCTCCTCTCGGAGCCCTACCCATTCGACCACCCGCCCTTCGCCTTCTTCCGGCCGAACCGCAAGCGCATCGGCTGGCGCGGACGGGGCCTCCCGGAGCAGCTTTTCGGGATTCAGTGGGAGCTGAACAAGCTGGCGAAGCGGATCCAGGGCATCGTCAACCTGCACAGCAAGCCGATCCTCTACATCTGGCGTCAGGCCGGCGTGAACGTCGACCACATTGCTCAGAACGACTGGTCCCGCATCATCATCGGCAACACCCCTCCGGGGCAAAGCTTCCACTACTACACCCCGACCGCGGTGCCCGGGGAACTGTTCTCCTACTTCGACAAGCTCGTCCAGACCGCCTACAAGGTCTCGGGGATCTCGGAGCTTTCAGCGCAGGCGCAGCGTCCGGCAGGAATAGAGCATGCGCCAGCCATGCAGATGATAACGGACAGCGAGTCCATTCGTCATACTCAGGTGCACCGTGAGGTCGAGTACATGGCCGTCGACGCGGCAAAGCTCGTTGTGGAGTCCTTCCGCCAGCTCCAGGGCGAATTTGGAAAGCTCACCGTCACCTTCTCTGGGGAGAAAGCCCTCGAGGAAATAGACTGGGGCTCCGTCGACCTTCCGGACAACAAATTCCGCATAAACGTCTCCCCGACAAACCTCCTGCCGAAGACGCCGGCAGCAAAACTGAACCGCGTCTCTCAGCTCATGGGGCTGGGTCTCCCAATGGACCTCGTCTGGAAGCTCCTGGACTTCCCAGACATCGAGGCAGTGATGGGGGACCAGACGGCCGCCGAGGACAACATTCAGCGGCGCTTGGAGGCGGCGGAGGATGGCGACATGGCAGCCGCCGTGCCGAACCCGCTGATGAACCTCGACTTGGCGTTGAAGCTTGCGAACATGCGTTACAACCGCCTCGAGGCCGACGGGGCCGACGAGGAGACGCTGGCATCCGTCCGGTACTTCATTGAGTACTGCCAGGAGCTTCTCCAGCCCCAAGACTCCGGCGCTGTGCCCCCAGGAGCCCCCGCAGGACCGCCTCCGGGCCCCCCGCCTGGCCCAGGTGGCCCCATGCCCGCCCCGGGCCCAGCAGCCTCTCCAGGACCGCCAGGAATGCCTCCAGGGCCCCCTGGCCCGCCTCCCGGGATGCCCCCGGGTTCACCGATGGGATGAATGACTCATGAGTGACTCCGTAGAAGCCGCAGCAGTAGAAACCGACTCTCTTGATGACGCCCCGCGCATCAATGCGGTTGCCGACCTGATCCCCGACGAGGCTGTCACCTCACTCCAGGAAGAGGAAGCTGATTCGGATGGTCAGGAAGCTTCCGCCACCAAGGCTCCGGGGGAGGCCGAAGCAGAGGCTCAGCAGGAGAAGAAGGACGGCGAGGAAGAGGAGGAGTCGGAGGAGGAGAAGGTCTCTTCCTTCTACGGCCGCCTGAAGCGCAAGGAGAAGGCTCTACAGAAGCGCGAAGAGGACTTCCAGCAGCGCAACCATGTCCTCGAGCAGCGCTGGTCCGAGCTTCAGAAGCGAGCCGGTCAGCTCCACGATGCGTGGAACGGTCTCCGTTCTGGAAACGCTGCGTCAATCCTGAACTCTCTCTCTGCACTGACCGGTCTTCCGGGGCTCCAGGTTCTCGAGGAGATCAATAGTGCAATCGCTCGTGACGGGCAAGCAGATCCAGCGCGAGATGTGCAGGAGCTTCGCCGGCAGCTCGAGGAGCAGAAGCGGCAGGCCGAGGAGCAGCAGAAGCGCCAGCAGGCCCAGCAGGAGCAGCAGCAGGCACTTCAGAGCATTCACCGGAAGTTCGGGAAGGCCGTGCTCGACGAGAACCGCTGGCCGCTCATCGCGGAGGCGGCGAAGCAGAACCCTGACCTGGTGAGAGACCAGGCATTCCAGTACTGGCATTCGCAGTTCCACTCCGGGAGACGCCTCGACCTCGCGGCGACCCTGTCAGAGCTGGAGCTGTACCAGGCAAAGACCAAGCCGGCGCAAGCCGAGGCGCCACAGGCGAGCGCTAATCCGCCTGCACGTCAGCGGAAGGCTGGCCGGACACTGGACCCCACCGCATCGGGGGCCCCGGGTCGTGCGCGCTCTGTCGATCCTGAGAGAGCGAGGATTCGTGCGATCGCGGAACTACCATTCATAGGGTGAGGTGAACCATGGCTGCGAATGTCAGCACGACCAACAATGCCCTCCTGCTCAAGACGATCTTCCAGGATCGTCCGCCGGCTTGGACGGGCTATGAGAAGAGCAAGCTCCTTTCTGAGGTAAAGAAGGACACGGAGTACGGTGGCGACGAGAACGCGACCGTCAACGTGACCGTGGCAGCTGGAAGCGGCATCTCCGCCGACTTCGAGGAAGCCCTGGCCAACCAGGACGCCACTGTCGAGCGCCGTTTTGCCCTGGGCTTCAAGAAGCTGTACGGCATCATGAGCATCGACGGCGACGCCATTGCTCGCAGCCGTTCGGCTGGGAAGCACGCGATCGCAAAGCTGCTCGACCACAACATCACGAAGCTGACCGACAAGTGGAACCGGGCGCTTGGGCAGCAGCTGTGGAGCATCGGCGGAGGGGCTCTGACGATCCTCAGCTCGTCCGATACCTCCCAGGAGTACTTCATCTGCAGTCCTGTCTCGGATGTCACTCGCTTCGAGATCGGTGACTACCTGCACTTCGCGGACGATGACGGGACCTCCTCGTCGCCGGTTGGCCTGCGCAGCGCCACGAAGCTCCGCGTCACCAAGGTGAACGTGGAGACGGGTCGCGTGGACCTCAGCGGTGCTCTGGACGATGTCGGCGCTACCGATGGGGACTACATCTTCCGAGCTGGCGCCTACACGAAGGCCTTCAACGGCGTCCGAGCGTGGGTCCCCTCCACGGCTCCTACGACCGGCGACTCCTTCAAGGGCGTTGACCGAACCTACAACCCGAACCGTCTCGCGGGCCTGCGCTACTCCGGCAGCGGCGGCCTGATGACCGAGACCCTCATCGACGCGATGGCGCTCGCCGGTCTCCACGGCGCTTCTCCCGACCGCGTCTACCTGAACCCGCTCGACTTCGGCAAGCTCTCCAAGGAGATCGAGGCGAAGGTGTGGGTCCCGGTGGCAACGGACAAGCCGAAGCTGGGTCACCGAGGCATCGGCTTCGAGTCCCCCGTCGGCGACATCGTGCTCGTCAGCGAGCAGTTCGTCCCCGAGGGCTACGCATGGGCACTCAAGAAGGATGTCTGGCGCCTCCGCACTGCGGGTCAGGCCCCGATGATCCTGAACGAGGACGACGTGGGTCGTCTCATCCGAAGCAACAACCAGGACGCCTACACTCTCCGCATGGGAACCTACGGAGAGCTGGAGTGCCAGGATCCTGGCCAGAACATGGCCATCACCTGGTAAGGAGAAACAAATGGTATCACCGCGTGAAATGCTGCTGCGGCAGCAAGGGGTCTATAACACCGACGAGGACTCCGTTGGTATCCTCCAGGAAACCGTGGTCCACGTGCCGATCACCACGGTGACCAGTTCGGACACCATGAACACGGTCATCGGGGTGCCTGCTGGCTCCTGGAAGGTCGTGGCCTGTGGCGTCTCTACTCTGTCCTCACTCGCCGAGCACACCGAGAACTACGTCGACTTCGTGGTCAAGTCCACGACTGCGGCTGGCGCCTCGAGCAACACGCAGCTTGCGACTCTGTCGACCTCCGCCACGGCGGTTGCGGCAAAGACTACGGCTGCCTTCACACTCGACGGCGATACCACCGTCGTCGAAGGCGGGGCCCTGGAGATCCTGGTCACTGGAGCAGGGACCGGAGCCATCGTCGCCGACACCGGCGTCATCACGGCGGTCCTCCGACGGGTGGATGACTAATGAGCGCTCAGCCTTCTCGAATCACGAACTTCCAGCGTGCGATGGGTGTTCAGCCTACGATGATCACCTGTCGCTTCTGGCCGAACGGGAACAGCACTGACCCGCTGAAGTTCATCGGGATGGGTGTTGCGTCGGTGGTACGGACGGCCACCGCCGGTCTCTTCACGATCACCTACCAGAACGCCTACAAGAACGTTCTTGGGGTGAGCGCAACCATCCAGAACGCAGCTTCGGCAGACCGCTTCGCCGCCGTCCGCGATATCGCCAACGAGGACAGCACCGACCCTCTCACGGTGCAGGTTGAAATCTTCGACGGGGCGTCTGCCACCGACCCGGCCGCGGATGACGATTCCTCGGTCACGGTCGTCCTGTTCGCGGACCTCTCCAGCTCGCATCCGGGGGCTCAGAATGCGTGACGATTACGATGAGATGGACGAAATGGAGGAGGGGGACGACCTCGAATCCGACTCCGAGATGAAGGAGCGAGCCGCTCGCAACCTCATCAAGGCCGTCCAGACCAAGAACCCCAAGAAGGTCGTGAAGGCGTTCTCGACGCTCTACGACCTCTGTGGTGACCAGGACGACTTCTGATGAGAACGGTGACCCTGTCGCAGCTTCGTTCTGACGCGCGTCTCTATGCGGACGAGCGCCCGGGCGGAGCTGCGGCATTCATCGATGACACTGAGCTGGACCGCCTCATCAACCTGAGCGTGGCCTCGCTGTACGACAAGCTCCTCATGGCTGGAGGTCATGAGTACTACGTGCAGACCTATTCCGGGAACCTGACGGCCAACTCGGCCACCTACGGTTCCCCGCTCATGCCTACCGACCACTACAGGACCCTTCGGTTGTACCTGCAGTGGGACTCGAACGACCACGAGGACCTGCGGTCCATCGGGATGCTCGAGAAGGGCAGATTCAACAACTACGGCTCCTGGGGGCGCGACACGCCGAAGGGCTACCGGATCACCGGCGGGGGGAGTCTCGAGGTCTATCCCACCCCGACGGCCTCCACGAGCATCGTCCACGTCTACACGCCGGCGTTCACCGACATGACGATGACGACGGACACGTTCAACGGCGTGAACGGCTGGGAGCGCGTCGTGGCGCTCGACGTGGCCATCCAAATGCGCGTCATCCGAGAGAAGCCGTACTCAGACCTCGAAGCGCTCTTCCAGCGCGACTGGCAGCGCATCGAAACCGCTGCAGGAAACCGAACCCAGTACGATCCCCCGCACGTGGTGGACGTTTACCCCGAGGGCGGGCGCGGACAGCGTCACGGGTGGCCCTCAGTCTGACGGGAGGGCAGATGCCTGCGAAGAAGCCATACGATACCCCCTACGGGCCCATGCTCCCCGTACCAGGGAGCGGGATTGCGGTACCTGAGCACCCGAAGGCTCCGATCATGCGCGATGTCCCTCGTACCCCGGGCGGCAACGCAGAGAGGAACAAGTGGTCGGCAACGGGCGGCAAGATCAGGAAGGGCGGAGGAGACAAGGGCGGAGGCGGCCTCGACGTCCCGATGGGTAAGCCTGGCGGGCTCACCCGGCCCCTCAGAGACAAGGAGGGCGAGGTCTGGAACGGCGAGTCCTTCAAGACCAAGGAGTACACGCAACCATACGACCCACCGCCTCGGCTCAAGCCAGCCCACACGAACGACTGGATGGCGGGGGCCAGTAGCAGGGTGACGAACGACCCCAGGGCTACCATCTTCGAGGGCGGGTACCTGCCGAGGGCGAGCGGCCGAATGTGGGTGCCAGGCAGCTCCGATGAAGGCGGAGAAGAGGAAGAAGAGGCGAGCTCCACTGTTGGGTCTGGCGGCCTGCGGATCAGTCCAGAGACGCAGAAGCTGCTCGACAGCGTCGAGACGCACGGCCTCCCCACGGCCCCGGTGACTGCTCCTCCAGAGAACGAGGGGCTCAGCGATCCATGGGAGGACGAAGAGGAGCCCGAGACGCGCGGTCTCGGCGCATCGCGAGGACTGCGTATACCGCGAAGGGGTAAGTGATGGCTGGCTTCGGCGACATCCCGATCATCAAAGACATCCCGCTCGTCGGCCCCCTCGTTAAGGGGGCCAGCGACGTGATCTTGGGCACCGGCGAGGGCTACATCCCGTCCAGGGAGGACTACACGCTCCCGCCGGAAGCCTACAACTGGGGCGGGGGCCCAGAGTTCGCTGCCGAAACCTCCGATGCCGTAGGGACGATCGGCCAGGAGATGCTCCGCCTGGGGATGGCCGCACCTGGCAGAGAGGCTCCTGAGGTCGACAGGAGCGCCGCCGACCCCTACGAGCAAGCATTCTGGGGTTCACGGGCAGCAGGCAGCGACGCGCTGGAACGCGGGGCCGGCTCTTACGAGGACGCCAGGAATGCCCTGGGTGACGCTGCGGGGCTCATTGGTAAGCAAGAGTCCACAACCGACCGCGCTCTCGACTACCTACCGAAAGGCGAAGAGGTCCTTGAGAGGTCCCAGAACACCGTTGAGGAGATGAAGCGTGGCCTCGGCACCGCGATGGGGACCACCGAGAGCGCCGTCAGTGACCTTGACCGGGCGATGGGCGGATTCGACACCGCCGAGGACTCGATGGGCGCGGTACGGGGCGGGCTCGACGAGCAGAACGCTGCGCTCGGACTGACTCGGTCCGCTGCCCTTGGAGAGGCCCCCAGCGTCGCCGAGGAGCTACTAAACCAAGGGGTTGGGGACTTCGCCAGGGCCCGCCAGGCGGCGGCCTCTTCCGGTCGCGGGTTCCGCTCCGGGGCAGCCGCCGGCGCCGCGAGGGCTTCAGAGGCACAGGCGAACCGCGCCAACCAGCAGATGGCCCAGCTCCGTGCCGGGGAGATGGCCCAGGCTCGTGACGCCTACGGCAACCAGGCCCTCGGGCTGACGAAGAACGCTCTCGGGGCCACAGATGCGCTGTCCGGCATAGCTGCCGGCCGTGGCAACATTGGGGGGACGAAAGGGAACATCTCCGGCGTCCAGAGCAACATTGCCGGCGGGTACGGAACCGCCAGCGGCATCGAGCAGAACATCGCGGGCGGGTATAACGACCTAGCCGGGACCACTGCGGATATTGGAGCCAACTATGGCAACGCGGCCGGCGGGATGACCAACATCGCCAGCGGACACGGAGCCGTTGGAGCCGGAGAGACAGCCATTGGCGGAGCCTACAACGTCCAGGGCAACACCGACCTGACTGGTCTGAAGCAGCAGTCGAACGAAGCCGAGTTCGATGCCACCCACAAGCAGCGTCAGACCGAAATGAACGACAACCTCATGACGAATCTGACCGGCCAGGGGAGGGACTTCATCGACCTTTCGTTCCACCCTCTCGACAAGAGCCAGGAGGGAATGTCCGGCTGGGCCCGCAACCAGGGCGAAATGGCTGCCTCTTACAACGCCGCCGTGGCTGCCGGCACCCCGCCCGACACCGGCCTCCTTGGCTCATTCTCAGGAGTGGCCGGTTCAGCCGCAGCAATAGGAGAGGCCAAGAACTCGTGGGGGGGCGGCAACGATAGCGGCGGGGGCGAGGGCGGAGGCGGCGGTGGGACCACCTCGAGCACCCAGCAGCCGATGCAGGCTCAGCCCCAGCCCCAACCCCAGCAGCAGCCAGGCCAACCTCCGCAGCGCAAGAGCGGGCGAAGCTCCTACGGAGGCGCCCAGCCCCAGCAACCCGGAGGCATATCGGTCCCCGGCCAGACCCAGGGGTACACCGGCGGCGGGACGAACGGCCCGGTCGGCGCCATGACTCCGCAGAGCTCCCCAGCTCCAACCTGGAACCAGCAGCAGCCGACTGGAGGGCAAAGCTACGTCCCTCCGGGCGCTAGGCAGAACCCCGGCGTCACGCAGACAGCCACGCCCCAAGCTCCTGGTGGCGCAGGCGGAGCTGCCCCCCGCCAGCCCCAAGGGTACGCCGCAGTCGGGACGGACTTTAGGCTGCCCGACACCTTGGGCGACCCCACGCGCCGCGCCAACCATGCCGCAGGGATCCGCACCCCGAACATGCAACCGGCGGTTCAGCCCGGCGGCATGGACGCGATGGGGCAGGCGGAACTGGGAGCTTTCCGGAAGAAAGGCCAAGGTGGCTGGTAATGGTTTGGCCTCTCATCGCGGCTATTGCCGGCGGAGTAATGGGCGGGAAGAAGGAGGCCGAGGCTTCCAGGCAGGCCGCGGTTGCGCAGGCCGGGCAAGTCGAACTGTCGGACCCCTACACGGAGGAGGAAGAGGACGAAGATGAGCCGCTGTACCAAGCCCCCGTCATCGACCCCTACCAGTCCATCGAGAACAGCGAGGAGCACGACTTCACGCGCAGCATGGACCAGTACGAGAGGTCGCTGGAGGCTGCTCGCCAGCAAAACCAACCCCGTCCGCCGCCGGCCCCTCCTCCAGTGCGGCCTCCTCCGAAGGCCGAGGCGCCCGTCCCTACCTATGAGGAGCGGTGGGCTCAAAACGACGACGAAATCCTGAAGGGCTGGGGAGTGTAACCAGTGATCGAGGACCGCCAGATCGTCAATATCCCCTTCACTGGGGGACTGGATGAAGGGACTGACCCAAAGATCCTGCCGGACGGCAAGTTCCAGGAGCTGAACAACGTCCGGGTGGACAAGTCCGGGAAGCTCCTGACCCGGTACGGCTACCAGCAGGTCGAAACCTGGCAGCCGGGGACAGAACTCGGGGCGGTTGCGAGCAGCTTCTACCATATCTCCGCCTGGAGGGACCAGAACCTCGCAGTTGCCCAGAAAGGCGACGTTTACGCCAAGATCGGCGACAACACCGGGGCGTTCACCCCGGAACGAGGCGGCGCCATCACCTCCCAGGGGCGGGTTTCAGCCATCTCCTGCCCTGAGCGCAAGGTTGTCTCCCGAATCGACACGGGCGTCGACAGAATCGACAACGAGTTCGTCAGGATCCCGGGGGAGCAGCGTGGGTACTACGTTCGCTGCTTTCAGAGCGGGAGCTATGCGCACTTCCTCGCAGTGGACTCCGAGACTGACGTAGTCGTTACCTGTGCCAGCTACAACTGCACGACTGGGGACGGCGAAATCTGCCGGATTGCCCGCGTTGGGGACTCCAAGGCAGTCGGAGGGTACGTCAACGGCGGGTATCTCAGATTCGTCTACCTGGACTGCTCCAGCTCGGTGCGGTTCTCACTGGGCAGCTCCGTTCAGCTCGTGACCCTCAATGCAAATGACGGAGGCTACCTCGACAGGCAGTGGGACATCTCTGCCGACGGCTCCTACGTCTACGCTGCCGTGTGGGATAGCTCTGCGAACGCCTCGACGGACCCCGGCTACATCAAGCTGTACGCGCTGGATGGCAGCGCCAGCGTAGTCCACTCTACATCGTTCCAGTACAAAGGGGTCAAGAGCGTCATCGCCTACGTTTCCGGCACCGCCGGAGAGACGTACTCCTACACCGCCTACAACGACTATGACACTGCTCTCGTTCGTTGCCTCACTGTTGCGGCTTCGGCAGGGACAGACTCTTACCGCGTGCATGTCGTGTGGGGCAGAAACACGATCGACTCTGACATAGACCTCGTCTCCAGAACTGACACGACCTACAATGGGATCTACGTCTTCAGCGCGGTCCACTCCGACGCTGGATTTGGCACCGAATACAACAACTTCTATGCCAAGAGCCAACCAGTCGAGCGCGACACCATCGATGGCCCGGACCTCAACTCCATCGCGCTTGGCAGTGTCCCAGGATCGCCGGCGTTCAGCGCCGTAGGGGTCGAATGCTGGGACCATAGCGACGAATGGGACTGGTGCACCACCTTCTCCGCCGACCGAGGTGGCGTGTTTTCGCAGAACATCTTGGTCTGGGGCGGGGCGAACTACCTCGCGAGAGGGACACGAGAAAACGTGGCGCCAGCTACCAGACCCTATGCAGTCGGAGACGGTGTCTACATGTGGCTTGAAACCCCGACGGAGTCTACAGTAGAGACCAGCACTGCTGCTCCTGGGACCGGGAGTGGCACGCTAGAGTACGCGCTGAAGCGAGAAAAATATTCAGCACTGTACCTCACCAAGCTGACAGTCGGGGCTGATGTTGATCCACCAAATGAGCACGCCACCTACGGTGTGTCATACTCCAGCGCGTCTCAGCACAACTACCAACCCCATGCCAGGTGGGGGCACCGCTTCGCAAACCCGACCCTGTCAACCGAGGCCCTCCCGCGCGTCGCGACCCCTGTGGAGACCACCGACTCGCTTTCCATCTCGTACCAGGTCCCAGCAAGGGTCCTGTGGGGCAGTCTGAAGGACAAGTCAGACGATGGCATCGAGGGCTTTGACGTTGCCCAGTACTCCCACGTCGACAACACGGCGAACCCGTTGGCGAAGCACATTTCGGCAGATCTCGGCGCGCACTACATCGGCGGAGGGCACATCTCCTGCTGCGCCGGCTCGGTGTCGGAGCTTGGGTTCCTGCAGTACCCGGAGACCATCGCTGGCTGTGTGGCCATCGGAACCGGGTACCTCTCCACCGGTACCTACTACTACAAAGCGACCTGGGAGCGCGTGGACAAGGCTGGACAACGACACAGGTCGTTCCCTGGTCCTACTCTGACGCTGACCGTTCGCAACACGGACTACTCCCGCGCCAAGGTCACTGTCCCGGTTCCGGTTCTCGGGTGGAGCTCCGATGTCCGGGTGGTGCTGTACCGTTCGCTGGTTAACGACCCGAGCAGGTTCCATCGCGTGGCATCCACGGACGCCAACACGGGTCTCGAGAACGGCTACGTCACGTTCACTGATTCAGCCACGGACCCGGAGATCGACACCAGCGAGATGATCTACTCCATCTACGGCGGCCTCTCCGACGAGGGCTTCCTGCCTTTCTCGGAGGAACCCGGCGACGAGGTCCCGGACGGCGCCTCGTTCCTCGTAAACCACGGCAGCCGTCTCTGGGCCGCCAGCGACCGCCGGGTGTACTACTCGAAGCTCTACATCGCCGACGCGGCTCCCGCCTTCTTCGTCACGGACAGCACCTTCAACGCCTTCCAGGAATTCGAGAACGTGGTGACCGGACTGGCGAGCATGGGCACGAACCTGGTCGTGTTCACGAGGCGCAGCATCTACGTCATCACGGGCGACGGCCCCGACGACACGATGCAGAACGGAGGCTTCAGCTTCAACAAGCTGCCGACCGACGCGGGATGCATCGAGCCACGGAGCATCGTGGTCTTCCGTGGGGGGTGCATCTTCCAGTCTCAGCGCGGCCTAGAGCTGCTCACCACTGGGCTAGAGGTCAAGCAGTTCGACGGCCCGATCACAGACCTCATCAAGGACTACCCCGTGGTGACCGGGGCCGTGACCATCGACCACGAAGGTGTCATCAAGATCGCCTGCCAGACCCCGCCGTTCATCTCACGGTCCCGCAAGGACGAGGACAACGCTCGCTCTGTCGTGCTGGTCTACAACTACGAGGTCGACCTGTGGTACACCGAGACTGGGGCCGGCTGGGGCACCAGCCGCATCGACTCTCTGGGGAAATGGGGAGACCGCCCTGTCCTGGCCGCGAACGTCGGCGACAGCCCGGGGCTCTATCTCCAGGACTCCGCCTTCGTCTACGACAGCACGTGGGACCCCGACTCTACCGTCTCGGAGCACACGAACTCCTACATCGGCATGTCTCTGAAAACCGGCCGCATCGCTCCCTGGGGCTACTTCGGGTACGGCAGGGTATGGGGGGTCGGGGTCCTTGGCGAGCGTCTCACCACTGAGGACGCCAACAACGGCACCAATGTGACCATCGAATACGACTGGGGCTTCAGCAGCGCCTCGGCGAGCTTCGACGTGTCCGAGGTGGCGAACCCCGGGGAAGAGGTCTATTGGCTGTACCAGCCGACCAAGCAAGAGGTTCCGCACGTGACCATCACGTTGACCACTGCAGCCGACTCGGGGTATTCTTCTTCCGAGCCGGAGAGCAACTTTGCACTGAACGGGATTGCGCTGGACGTGGGGACCCACGGGAAGATGCGCCCGGTCGAGCCACAGAGGAGAAGCCCATAATGCCCGGTCCCGAAAGACAGAACACCTTCAAGCTCGCCGGCGGCGGCAAGCCCCGCGGCTCGTCCTCCATTCCCAAGGAGAGCGAGACCGTCCACGTTGTCAAGCCGGAGGACCTCGAGAACGAGGAGATCTTCCTGCAGCTCGGCCCCGCCATTGAGGAGGCGTTCCCGCACGGGATCCCGGCCGGAGGCAAGGGCCACGTCCGGTTCATCGACTCCGAGAGCGAAGAGGAGGTCTACGTCCCGCTCGACCTGGCTCGTCGGATCGAGGTTTCCTATGCGAACTACGCCGGGACTGACGAGCCCGTTGTAGCAAGCCGAGAGGACATGAAAGATCCTGTGTCGTTCCTCGCGACTGCAATGGACTTGAACGAGGTCTTCCCGGAAGGCGTCCCAGACCAAGAGGAAGACCTCCGGTTCTTCAACGCTGACTCTGGCGACGCATCCCGGATACCAGTCGGCCTTGCCAAGGAGATCGAGCGCCGACACAGGGACCTCGGCAAAGCCAAGGACTCCGTGGATATCAAGGAGGCGACCAACTGGGACACCGTCTACCCTCCAGACCTCCCGACCTACGACAAGTCCCGGGAGTTCGTCCGAGAGAAGGACGACGGGATCATAGTCCCCCCGCCGAACAAGGAGATGTACCGCGAGTCGCCGAAGCCTGCCCCGAAAAAAACTCCGCCGAAGAAGGAGAAGAAAGACCCATTCTCCATCTACTCGTGGCTGATGGGGGGCAAGAATGGCTGAGAAAGGCCCCCGAAGGAAGGTCGGTAAGTCTGAACTTCTGGAAGAGATCGCCAGATCCGTCGGGCGTCCCACCGAGGAAGAGGTGGAGCGGGCGAAGGAGCTAGCGCGCGAGAAGAGGCGCCAGGAGGCCAGGGAGTACCCGCTCCCGGAGGACCCCTATGCCGACACGGAAGCTGGCGAGTAAGAATTCGCAGAGTTGGCAGCCCGCCAGGAGGACATGGCTGCCGGAGTCGCCGGGGCAGACCTTGAAGCCGATGAGACCGTCGAGGAGCTGACCGGCGAGCCAGCACGCGCTGAGCTGGCAGCGCGCCAGGAGAGGCTGGCCGCCGAGCACACCGGCAAGCCAGAAGGCCCCCGGGAAGGTGAGCCTGAGCCGGTTCCTTCGCCGGTCATGGTGGCTGCCCCTCCTAGTGAGGAAGTCGCCATGACTCCGCAGCAGAAGCCTCCAACGGCCGTTGACAAGGCCGCCAAGGCCGGAGCCGCTAGCCTAGCGGGGCGGATAACCAAGAACGGGATCTTCGGGGACACCGGAGGCCCAGGGATTACACGCATGTCCCCTGACCAGCTGGGGGCCATCGCAGAGTCCGCTGGAGCAGTCCCGAGGGCGCGCGCCGAGGGCGCGATGGAGATGGAGCAAGCATACGCTCACCAGCAAGCACTCGCGGCCATCCAGGCGAAGCGTGTGGCAGAGATACAGCAGAAGCGCGAGCAAGAGCTTCGCCAGATGCGCGCCCGGGCGGACAAACTGAACGAGGACGCCGCTTCGATGAAAATCGATCCGACCCGTATCTGGTCGGGGCTTCCCAACTGGGCACGGGTGGTTGCCATCGTTTCGACAGCAATGGCTCGCGGGCTCCAGGACTACCATGCCTCCCGTGGCACGATTCAGAAGCAGAGACTGTACGTCGACGAAGCAATCGACCGAGACATCAAGCTCCAGAAGATGGAGATCGAGCAGGCCTGGAAGCGCGGTCAGGAAGCCAACAACGCTCTCCGTACCCAGCTGGCAATCTGGAAGGACATGGACGTTGCCGAGAGTGCCACCCGCGAGCTGCAGATGAAAAGCGTCGAGGGGCTCATCAACCAGGCCAAAGCGCGAGGGATGGCCAAGGAGAATCTCGCGATGGCCGAAGCGCTCAAGAGCGACGTGGCGAAGTGGGGGGCTGAGTTCAACCAGAAAACGGACATCGCCGCAGCGCGGGTTGATGCCCAGCGTTACTCCACCACACTCAACGCGGAGCTGAACCTGACCAAGCTCGCAAACGAGAGGGAGCTCAGGGAGGGCCAGGTAGAGGCTGGCATCGACGAGAGGCGTCTAGCCGCTGCAACCGACCCGCGGTCAACCATTGTGACGACCACCAACGGGGAACGGGTGGTCGTGAAGTTCGGCGGGGACGCCAAATCGAAGATTGCCCTGGTCGACTCGTACCCATCGCTAGACGACACATTGCGCGAACTACAGGCTCACTTGAAGTCCGGTGACGAGTACAGGATGCCGGGTGCCATTAACTGGAACTCTCCGGCCTGGAAAGACAGGCTGCGCAGGCTACAGGATGACGCCAGAATCAAGCTCAAGGAGTACTACAGGATGGCCCAGGCCACCGAACAAGAGCTTAATATTAACGCTTCTGTCTTGGGGCTGAAGACCGACGGCGACAAGGAAATGACGTTCATTGAGTGGCTGGCCGGCAAGTTCGACGCTACCAGCATAGCTGATCGGCGGGCCGCCCAAGAGGCGGTTGATGAGGTCAAGAAGCGCGTTGACGCCGCGTATAGCCGGACCCTGAAGACCGGCGTCTATACCGGAGAGGCGCCCCCATCGTTGAACGTCGCCGGGCCGAAATCAGACGGCGCTCCAGTGTCTTCGCCCCCGAAGGGTCGAGAGGTCTTGCCGCATGGCAGATGAGAAAAGCCCCTACCGGCCATACCTAGACCGCACCACTAGGCAGCTCGTCTACATCGCTGACGATTACATCGGGTCGCTGGACCCGACACTGCGTGACAGGTATAGGCCGGTCGATGAGGCCGAGCACAAGGCGCTCAAAGTTGTCCGGGACAACCCGCCCTACTCCATGGGCCAGGCCGCCCTGGGCGGCGTAGAGACAGCGGCTACTCTCGGCACAGCTCCGATGATCAAGCGCGCTATCGCGGCCCCTATCATAGGGGACGAGGCAGCTCGCGAAGTTCAGCTCATGGAGGAGTATGCCGGACAGCAGAATCCCCAGCTCAAGATGGCTGGGGAGATGGCTGCCACTATCGGCCCTGCTGTCATCACCGGCGGCGCTTCTCTCCTGGGCGGCGGAGCCCGAGCCGGTGCAGGCGCAGCAGCAAGAGCCGCGGCTCCAGGCTTCACCGAGAGCCTGCTGGGCACCGCAGCCGGAGAGGCAGTCGGCGGCACAGCCCTGTCTCGTGGCCTCGGCGCCGCCGCGATGAGCGGGCTGGAGACCGCTGGCACTGCAGTCGGCGAGGAGCTGTCCAAGCGGACCGCCGCCGAGCAGAACATGTACGACACCCTCCTAGCGGAGGAGACCTGGGCCGCAGTTGCTCCGGTGGCCCTCACCGCCGGCCTCTACGGGGCCGTTACAGGCGGTGCTCTCCAGGGGCTAGGTGACCTAGCCGGGGCCGCCGTGCGACGCGGCAGAGGAGCCCTGGAGACCCCGGACGTGCCTGCTGTCGACGCCGCGCCGCGCCGCGGGCTCCTCGGCCTCTCAGACCTCCAAGAGAAGGAGATCCGTCTCCACCGAAGCGGGCTTGCTGCCTCAGCTGAGCAGGAGGCTATCCGCAGGGGCGGGACCTCCGAGGCGTTCACCGACGCCATCTACGACTTCGAGCGCATCGCTCGGGATCACGAGATTGATCTCACGGACCCCCGTCAGTGGAGCGGGGTCGGCCCGGACGCCTTGAAGGCTGCCCAGCGCCAGGAGGTTATCGCGAAGGCTGCTGCTGAGAAACGCGGGCGGAACCTCGAGGCCTTCCTGCGCAAGCAGGAGGACCCACAGCTCCGGGCGGCGGCAGTCGACCTCGTAGCCGACCAGATCGAGGCCCGCGCCATGAAGGCCGCCAAGGAGGCCCCGGAGGGGCTGTTCCGCGCCTCCGATGTCGTCCAGGCGCTCAGTGTTGTCAAAGGGGGCAACGCCAAGCGCCTCCAGGACCTCGTGGAGCGGAAGCTCGGGATCCAGATCGCCCCCGAGCCCGTGAAGCCCGACACCCTCGTCGGGATGCGTATTCTCGACGAGACGGACTTCGGAGCCGTCGAGGTAAGGCCGAAGGGTGAGATCGCCCTTGCGGACCCAGGGCAAACCGTCAGTGCCGAGACGGTGCTCGCGGCCGCGTTCGAGCTGTCGGCCAGCAAGGGGAAAGGCTTCGACCGAGGCGCCGGGGAAGCCCTGCAGGACCTCTTTTCCGATTATATGACCGCGGCCGGCGTTGGCGGCGAGGCCGTCCGCTCCTTGGGCGACCTGCCGATGATACGGCGAACGTCCAAGGACCTCGGGAAGCTGTCCGGCCCGAGCGTGTCCGGCTTCCGAGCTGGCGGGCAATGGGCCCAGACCGGTATCGCCACCGGGCAGCCGATCCAGGCTGTCGCTGGCGGCGCCGCGCGTGTCGCTGCTGACCCCATCGCCGCCAAGATGATCCGCACCTACCAGGACGCGCGCCTGTGGCTGGGCGGCAAGAAGATCGTCCAGAGCAGCAAGCTCGAGGAGGCCGCTAAGGCTCTCGCGGAGCCGGCCTCGGAGGTCAAGGCCCGCTTCTCCCCGACGAAGGCTCTCGGGGCCGTCATCTCCGGCGTCCAGCAGGGCCGCGCCAAGGCCACGGCTAGGATGACTCGCCACCTGGTCGACAAGGAGGAACTGGAGGAGCGCTACGACACTGCCATCGACGCCATTGCGAAGTACAAGGCCGACCCCCAGCTGGCCCACGAGGCAGCAACGGAGCTGTCCGACTTCGATGACGACCCGATGACCGCCGTGCGCCTCGGCCAGCAGCTCGACCGGATCATCACGGAGCTGGACTCCCGCCGGCCCCGGGTCCTGACGCGCAAGCAGCAGCACTCCTTCCAGCCGCTGGCGGAGGAGAACAAGCCGTATCCCACAGTGGGCGAGATGCGTAGGTACCTACGCATCATCGATGCCGCCAACAACCCGATGGACATCTACGAGGGCATCGCAGCCGGGGAGATCGACAAGGACGCCGTGGAGGCCGTGAAGGCCATCTACCCCCAAATGTGGCATCGCTTCCAGATGATGGCGCTCACCCACATTGCAGCGACCCCGCGCCCGCTGCCCTACGACCGAAAGGTCCAGCTGTCGATGCTGTTCGATATCGTGGGAGACCCCACGATGGCGCCGGACTTCATTCAGCTGTCGCAAAGCGTGTGGCGGTCTCCCCCGCCGCAGCAGCAAGGCCCCGGAGGACCTCCCGGCGGCCAATCCCCTTCTCCGAAGCCCAGGGGCGGCACTTCGCTCGGAAAGCTCGGGGACCAGATGATGACCACCCTTGATGGAGTATGAAAATGGCAGGAGCAGGATACCAAGCAGACAACGTCACCCCTCCGATGGCCTCGACGACCGAGGTGAGCACGGTTCGCCTCTTCGCGGCCAGCACGGGGCACTACAGCAACGTGGTCCCGGCGTCCTTCCTGGGGAAGTACGTCAAGCTGACGGCTCTCAACGGCAACGTCCACTACCACTTCAGCACTGACGGTGCAGTGGCGGTAGACCGCACCGTGGCCTCCTCCTCAGCCGGCGCTTCCTCGACGGCTCTCGGGGACTACCTGGCCCAGGGGCAATCAGATCACGTCCGGCTCCCGAAGCCCGGGCGAGACACCTCGGTCTACTTCAACCGAGAAGCGGACTCCACTACTGCGGTCGTCTACATGAGACTGTCGAGCGACTAATGATCCGCAGGGGAATCAGAAACCGGAGGTTCACAGGGGTTCCGTCTCCTGATCCCAGATCCCTCGGCGCGCTTGCCTGGTGGGACCACTCCGCCGGGATCGCGGTCGAAACTGGGGTCAGTGTGTGGACTGACCAGATATCAGGCTTCGCCATGTCGCAGCCCGTCGGCTCCCTGCAACCCGAGCAGGGCGCCAATGGGCTGGTATTCTCCACCGGGTACCAGTATCTGTCAATGGCGGACACGGCCGCTCGCGACGTGCTTGAATCTGGCGAGTTCCTGATTGCGTTCCGCTGGCGCGTCACGACCTACGGGGCCGGGGACTACCTGTTCGACGCGGGGCCGGACTCCGGCGGTAGACGAGAGAGCATCTATCAGCTGACGAACGACCTGATTGCGAGGTCCACCAACGACGCTGGGACACAGTCCCCTATCGCGGTCCATTCGGCGACCGACGGCCTGGACGTTACGACGCTGATGTGGCGCACCGGCGGGACAACGTTTGCTAGATCGAATGGGAATTACTTTGCCATAGGCGACAGCGGGACGTTCGCCAACGCAACGACTGAGGCGGTGCTCGGAAATCGCCTGCCGGCATACACGGCGAACACAGGCATGATCGGCACGGTGAAGCACGTCGTCTTCTTCAACTCTCCCCTCAGCGGAGGCGAGCGAAGCTCGCTGGAGAGCTGGATGGGCGCTCAATGATCACTGGAGCCAAAACTGATCTTGTCCGCATCGCCGAGTTGGACATCCTCGTCAAGGGCGGACCTCGCAAAGCCCGCCCTGTCACTCCGGGGCGCCACTACCCAATCGCTGACGACCCGTCAGAGGACCCCATCGGCTGGACTCTTCGAGAGAAGGACCCGGTCCCCACAGAGACCGGCTACGCGCTCGACAAGGAGGAAGTCGACTACTCCAAGCTCAGCTTGAAGCTTCGCGCTGAGGCAACAGCTCTGCTTGCCAAGTGCGTCGTGGTGGAGGGGAAGCCAATCCCCAAGGAAGAGATCGTCTCACCGGAGGGTGCTACGCCCATACTCCGGAAGTAGGAGGAATCATGCTGAAAGCTCTCGTTCTCACGTCCGCTCTTGCCCTCACGGGCTGCTCGCTTCTCCCCAAGAAGCCCCCGGACCCCTGCTCGATGGAGGGGCTCGCGGCGACCCGCATGGCCCTCGCTGCTACCGCTGCGCTGGAATGCGTCGACTTCAAGGATTCTCTTTGCATGGCCCTGGCCCAGGAGGCCTATGATAGGCACACGGCCTACTGCCGTGTGAAGGAGATCGCGAATGAGTCAGGAGCTGATTGATCAGGCAAGAGCTAAGGGCATCAAGCTGAAGGCTGTCGAGCCACAGACGCAGATGGAGGTACGCCTCGTGGCAAGCCTCCTCTGTGACTGGGCAACCGGCCCCAACCCTGAGGTCGGGGTTCCAACCTTCGGTAGCAAGCGGCACGAGTTTGTCACAAAGGACATGCTCGTTTGGGCGAAGAGATGGGGCAAGGGCTTCTCGAGCTGCGCCTACCTTGGGCACTGGATGCTCGAGATGATGGGACTGCGCTTCCCCTTCGTCGGGCGCTCGGGACACCAGGATGCGCCATCGAACCCCGTGAGCCGGCTGGCCTTCTCGGAGTACGCTGAGAACGTCGACGAGGACGACACGCTCGCTCTCGGTGACATCCTGATCTTGGGCCCCGGAGGCAACGCTCATGTCTGCGTGGTAGCCTTCGACTTCGGCGACGAGATCCAAACCTGGGATTACGGGCAGGGCTCGCCCTTCGAGGGCCCCGGGGGCGTCGACGGGCGCCTACGTGTGAGGGACGCCGAGGCCGCCCACGGGGGCCGGTGGACCGAGGACGAGAACGGACGGAAGCGGGCCATGCTGCGCTTCCTGGACATCTGGGAGCTTTGGGGCATGGCGGAGCAGCTCGAGCTGAGGGACGAGTGCCTCATCCCAGAGGAGTGCTACCCCAACTGGAGGGACCGACAGTGACAACCGACGAGAGGCTGGACGAGATCGAGCGGAAGCTGGTTTCTCTGTACGACATGCTGGCGCAGCACCTCACTCACGCCGAGGAGCGCCAGCTGGTTGCCGCGAGGAAGCACGGAGGAGCGGAAGGGGTCAAGTGGGGCGCCGTCGTGTCCCTCGTGGTCTCCATCATGAGCTACCTCGTGGCGAGCTGCGGAGGGGGATGAAGATGCTCTGCAACGAGCGCCACTTCCCTTCGGTAGGTCTGGCGCTCGTTGTGCCAGACGCGCACTACCCGTTCCACGACAGGCAGTGCGTTCAGCTCCTCAAGGGAATCATCGAGGACCTCAAGCCCGAGGCCGTCATCTCCATCGGGGACCTTGCCGACTGCTGGTCCATCTCGCGCTTTGCGAAGAGCCGCAGGCAGCAGGTCTCTTTGGACCGGGAGATCGAGGCGGCCAGCTGGGGCCTCGATGAGCTTGGCATCACTCACTATGCGTTAGGAAACCATGAATCCAGATTCGAGACCTACATCCAAGAGAAAGCGCCGCAGCTGGAAGGTATGGTGTCCTGGGCGTCCTCTCTCGACCTGGACAAGCGCGGCATCCATTGGTGTGAATACGGGAGCTACTTCGCCTTCGGCGACTGCTACTTCTCGCACGACTTCGGGGTCTCCGGCCTGACCGCCGGCTCCAGGTCGCTGAACCTCGTCGGCTCCACCGTCGTTTTCGGACACACCCACGCCGGGAACATGTGGAGCCAACCAGTCTTGAGGGACGACCACCCAGCCGGGTTCGTCTCAGCCGTCAACGTTGGATGGATCGGAGACCATGATCAAATCTTCTACCGAAATAGAGCAGCAGCGCGCCGAAGCTACCAGCACGGCTTCGGGATCATCGAGCAAGACCCGAAGGGGGGCACGTGGGGGCGCTTCGTCCCCATCACCAGAGACTACCGCGCCCTCGTCGACGGGCACGTCTTCGGAGTGCGATGACCTCGACGACGACCTTGAGAACCCAGACCACTACGTGGCGGGAAGAAAGTATCAGCCGCGGGAGGTGATTATAGACTGGGACCTCCCGTACTGCCTAGGTAACGTTGTCAAGTACATCTCACGGGCCGGCCGGAAGGGCCCACTGAAGAAGGACCTGAAGAAGGCCTTGAATTATCTCCAGCGGGAGCTTCAGAAGTACTGAGCTGCTTCCCCTTCCAGGTGAGCCACTCCGCCTCCTTGTGGAGACGCGCCTTCCTCTTCCTGTCGCTCACCGCATGGCTCATCCTCAGCCTCCAAGACGCCTCAGAAGCGAGGAACTCCAGCCCCTCCCTGTCAGGCTTCCTGGAGTAGCAGGCCCAGCTCTCAGCGTCCTTGCAGGCCGTGCAACGGCGAACCTCTTCCCCGGAGTGCCCGAGCGAGCCCTGGAAGAGCTGGCACTCCGGCTTGCGGTTTCCGGGGCGTCGGAGGAACCGACACGGCCCACAGGAGTCGTCGAACGCCTCAATCTGTAGCTGAATGCTGCGCCGCTTCGAGCTTTTCTGAGGCATCGCGGATCTTCCTGGCGCCTTCCCCAGCTTCCTTGGCGCACTGGGCGCTCGGTCGGATCCTGGACTCGACCTCAAGTTCCTGGACGAGCTTGTGACGCTCAGCAGGCGTCAGGTCCCGCAGGTGCTCGAGCACGATGTCGATGGTCAGCGAGAGCGCGTAGGTGTTGCGTCCGCAGGAGTAGCGGGTGGCCCACAGGATCAACGTCCACAGGTTCTCCCGATTGATCTCGACCGTTTTCTCAGCATTCTCGTGCATGAACTTCCTCTCCCAGTGCCGAATCATAGCGTTCTGCCCCACAGGTTCCGATGCTCGACGGGGATTCCTAGCAGGTTTGCTTCCTCGGCCTCGGCGACCATCCCGTCGGAGACCCCACGGTCCACGTACAGCACGAGCAGATCGCAGCTGTCGATCCACTCCCGGGCAAGCTCCATGCCGGTCCCCCGATCCTCCTCGTCCGAGTCGTCGAGGACCTGCGGGTAGAGCAGGTGTGGTGCGAACGGTACTTCGCCCCTGTCGATGCTGTCGGCCAGGCACAGGCGCGCGTACTCCAGGTTTTCTTCTTCGCCCCCGAACGGGCTTGCGACGTAGACCTTCATTGCTCCAGCTCCTCTTTTGTGGCTCTCCGCATGAACCCAGCCTTCTTCAGCTCGTCGAACAGCTCCAACGTCAGGCGCTGCCTGAACAGCAGCTCTGAGAGCGCATCTTCCGGGGTCGCGCGCCAGAGGGGTTCGACTTGCCGGAACGCCTGGCTCTTGGTCGCGCACCAATACTCATCGCCGTCGAGCCTCTTCCTGTGGAGAGTGTACGGGACACACCTCCAGGACTTATTCGACTCTCTGACGAACCGAAGGTGGCCGATGTCTATGATTCTCGGCAGGCTCATTGCTGGAACCTCAATCTTTCTACTGCTGCTTCCATAGGGCTCTTGCCAAAGCCTAGCCCCTGGAGGTGCAGCTTCATCACGGTGTCCCCGTCCTCCCGGAACTTTCCGATCGGCGGGGGAGGCGGCGCAGCGAGGGCAATCCCGAGCGCCGAGGCGTAATCACAATGCCTCCCGTCTGGGGTGTTTGCCAAGTAGATTTTCGCAGCGTCCCCAGCGATCCGTTTCTTGATGTTCAGGAGGTCCCGACGCAGGGATTCGTCCTGCGGGATCGCGAGCGTGCGCTGCTCGACCGCGTGGCACACCGCTGACAGTGCCTCCGTGCGCTTCTCCCCGGTGAACTGCTGCTCGACCAGGTAGACCCCACGCTGAATGCCAAGCTCACGGAGCGCCTCAAACTGGTACTGGTCCGTGAGGACCACGTTCTGCCTGTACTCCGAGCAGATGTCCGCAATCTGGTCCATCACGTCGGAGGGCGAGATCCCGTCTCGCTTCGAGAACCACTGGCAGGCGCGCTCCACATGGTAGCGCAGGTCCCCGTTCTCGTTCTTGCCATCGCAGGTGAGCACGACCAGGGTCCAAGCGTTCGTGCGGAAGGCGGGGTCCATCGCAATGGTGTAACCCTTGCCGTTGATGTAGCCCTCTGTCTTTGCCGTCATGGCCTGGGCTATCGCCTCGTCCGAGAGCAGTGAGTACTCCGGGTCCCGGAACTCGCCGAGAACGTCCGTGCGGTACGTGTCGTAGTCCGCGCGCCGCATGTACTCGCAGCGTTCCGGCGTCCAGTAGTAGGGGTTCAGCATGGGCCCCGTGGCCCGAATGACCAGGAGGTCCTCGCTGGGCTTCCCGAAGCTGGAGAGCGCCATGTCGTAAACCGGCCCCATCGCAGCGAAGGGGCTCCCGATGTAGAGAATCTGGCCGCCTGGCAGAATCCGGCCGAGGACTGCAGCTCGCTCGTGGTCCAGGTTCACAACGCCTTCGTCGGAGCCGACCATGCGCGGAGCCTCGTCGAAGATCACCTCCGCCATCCACCGGCTGACCAGGTTCGCCCCGGCGCGAGAGCCAGCCACGAGCTTCACGTCAATGGGAAGCCCGGTCTGGTGGCGGATTGTCACCCCGTCCGCGTTCTCGCTCATCACGATCTTCCGCAGCTTCGCGCTCTTTCTGAAAGCACCCTGAAGGTGGGCCAACGGCACCGACGCGTTGTCCTTCGAGGTCGACACGAGGCCCACGCGGGGGCTCGCTTCGCCGTCGAGCATATGGCTGATGTCGCACCGGATAGCGCTCGCGATGGCGTTGGCGCAGGCAATCAGCGTCTTCCCCGAGCGAATGGCAGCGAGGACCACCGCTTCCCGGGGCTTCACCTCCGGGGGTCGGACGCCGCCGAAAGCTGCCTGGACACTCTGGTCAGTCCAGAGGTCTCCCAGGCCTTCCCCGTCCAGCGCACGGCAGATGGCCCGCTGGACGGGGGTCGCCGTCGTTAGACCGAACCCATCCTTGTTTGTCAGAATCTGTTCGGTCAGAGACGCCATTACTCACTCCCGATTATGAGTGCCCGGATGTTCGACATGGGGACGAGCAACTTCCCGCACTCCACAACCGTTGTCCCTGCGACGGTGCGGAATGACTCAACCCTCTGGAGCCTCGAGGCCCCCACCGGGGGGCTGACCAGGTCCGCCGTCAGGAACAGCCGGCACGGGGTCGACGAAGTTGACTCGGACGTTGGGGCTTCGGATGACGGTGCCGGACATGTCTTCCCACTCGTAGACGTAGGTTCCGAGGTGCCCGACTCGGAGTCGGGTGTCACAGAACATCCTTCCTCCTGCGTTCTTGAGTCGGACGGAGAAGGAGTAGTCCTCTCCGAGGGCGACTCGCGTGCCGTCGGGGTTCTCTTGGATGTACTGCTGGAACCAGGGCTTCGCTTTGCCACTCTTGTTCTCCTTGCACTCAATTTCGGGAAGATCCTGGCCGGCCAGATCGAAGGCGCGGCGTGATGTCATGGTGAACCCGAAGGGTACCATCGAGACCGGGCGAACCCTTCCACGGTTGCCTAGCCAGACCTCATCGGACAGCGGGGTGCCGGCGATCGGGTCCTCGTCGAACCGGACGAGCAGGCGCCCGTTTCCGGCGTTCTTCGTGACGTAGCTGGCGCACATGATGTCCGCGTCGTAGGCGAGCGCGTTCATCCAGAGCGCGTAGCATTCGGCCGGCGTGAACACCATGTCGCTATCGATCCACATGGCGTAGGGGTGCGGCGTGTCCAGGAACTGGGCCGCCAGGTTGATCCGCGCGTGGGCCACGTCGCTAGCCCCCTGCGATCGGTGCACGTTCCAGCCGAGAGCCTTCGATGTCTCGGCGATGCATTGCTCCGTCGTGAGGTTGACCGTATAGGCCGGCGAGATAATCACCGGCTTCTTGAGGGGGTCATCCACGACGTGAAGGTCGCTCTCTTGTGTCATCAGTACTCCTCCAATGTTCCGAACCTGTCTTCTCTTCGGTGCACGTCAGCCCCGAGGACCCCGAGGTTGAGCGCGTTGGTGCCAACCTCCTTGTCCTCGTCGAAGGTGTCCCGGTCGTCGCTGCCGTCCCGCTCCACTCTCAGGAGCAAGAACGTTGAGGCAGGGGCGTTCTTCGGCGCCGGGAGCCGGAGCAGCGGGGCAATGATATGCGTCTGGTTCCACTCCGGCTTCAGCGTGATCGCACGGTCGAAGCTGGTGCTCATGGAGCCGAGCTTGTTCCCGCCCGGGATCAGCCAGTCGGCCTCCCCCTTGAGCACGACAGCCTTCTCCTCCGTCCAGTCCTCGGCGCTCGGGATCAGGTGAATGTGCGGGCGGACCTCGTCCCGGTCCCACTTGTGGCTGAACTGGAAACGCCAGTAGAGAACGTCCAGTGCGCCCGGGGAGCCGCCAGATAAGAACCACGTCTTGTGGTCGGAACCGGACGCGATCTGCTCGAATCTCGTACCGCTCCCACCGACACCGGCGGCGATGTCCCCTAGCTGGTCGTCCCAGACATCGCCAGGAAGCCGGACGCGCGCCCACCAGTCAAGGAGAGCGCGCTCCAGTTGCTCCCAGCTCCTGAATCCGAGCTTGGGCTTCGGGAAGTTCATAGACTCTGCTGAATCTCCCGGAGGGCAGGACTCCGAAGAGTCTGCTCCGTGCTCTCGTTGAGTCGCTGTTGCATCCGAGCCTTGGCGACGATGGTCTCCCAGAACTCGACAGCGACCCCCAGGTTGGCGGCGACCGCGCGCGTCAGGGCGGGGCCCATCCGGGTGTACGCCTTCGCTTTCACAATCCGAATCCATGCGCGGATCTCATCGTTCGTCAGCTGGCCATCTCGAGCCGCGGCGTAGAGCAGGTCGGTAGCCTCCTCGATCACGGCCTCGGCTTCCCGGAGCACTTCTTCGCTGCCCTTGAAGCCTCGAGCCCAGGTGTAGAAGTTCAAGAACCACCCCTGGGTGAGGAGGAGCCCGAACAGCTTCGCCCCCGCAATCGGGAGCACTATCGCGGCGCCGACAGCTGTCAGCGCGTACACAGCGAACCACATGTCATCGGTCATGACTTGCCTTCCGTCATCGCGGCCCAAGAGAACAGGATGCCCGCGAAGATCCCGCAGACGAACCAGAACATTACTTCTGCTCCTCCTGGAAAAGCTGCTTCAGGAGCAGGCGGACGTGCGTGCTGCTCAGGCCAAGTCGCTCCGACGCGACGACGACAGCCGAACGCTTCCCGGACGGCGGGCGTCCGGGGACACCGAGACGATACTCGTGGTTGCCCTCCTTCACCGCCTTATCGTAAGCCTTTCGAACCTCAGACAGATCGATACCTCTTCGCTCACTACTCATGATTCCTCACAATCTCCAGCCAGTCGCTAAGCCACATTGCCACGAATGGCTGTTCCCTGTCAATTTTAATGATAGCCACGGGGGGTCGTCCGTCCGTGGCGTCCGTTGCCTGTTGTAGCGCCGCCAGTGCCGGCTGGCGCTTCCGATGCTTTGCCTCGATCCAGAAGGGGGTCCCGTCCACGTCAGGCACGTCCCCGCCCGACCTGGCCTGACCGATGCCCCGCCTTGCGTCATTCCATGTCGCATGCAGGTCGTTGGCCAGCTGGCGCTCCCAGCGGGCCCCCTTGTCGCGTTCCTTCCGTGACATCAGAAGGGCATGTCGTCTTCCTCGCCGCCGGCCTGGGCGCCTTCGTCGGCGGTGAAGTTCTTGTCGTAGGAGGTTCGGACCTCCTCGAGCGCGTCACGGGAGACGTAGCGCCGCTCGGAGCCTTTAAACTCCTTCGCGTGCCACTGGGGGCGATTGGAGGGTGGGAACGCCTCCACTTCCTCGTCGCCTCGCACCCCGCGCCAGACGGCGTTCGGGAAGCTCTGCCTCCAATCCACCCAGTAGCGCAGCCGCTTCTCGGCGCCGGCCGCCCACTTGTGCGTCGGGTCGTCCGCGAGGAGACTTTGGGCGGCGTTGAAGTACCAAAACAACGTGTTCAGGTCGCACTCCGAAGCCCAGATGAATCCGGGCTCCTCGTTCTCCCCCTTCCGGGAGAGAATGGAGTCGAACTTCGGGGGCCGAGGGATCTGCGGGACGTTCTCCTCCTCCAGCCAGTTCTCGAAGGTCGGGTCGAACTTGGTGAAAACGCGCCATCGCGCGCCGTCTGGAAGTGCCAAAAATTGCTCTAGCTTCATGTATCACTCCTCATCGAAGGTCAGCTCGACGGGCTCGCCGACTGCCTTCCTGTCCTTCGCTTCGATTCTTGCTTGCTCATACGCTCGCTCCTGGAGCGCCCGGAACTCCCGGGAGAGCTTGAGAGCCTCCCCCGTCATCTCCATCGACTGTCGCATCTTCACCGGGTCGTCCATGTCGGAGCATTCCACTGCCCGGTCCCACAAGAACTGCATGTGGGCCATGACCTGCGCCGCCGTCACGAGGAGGGCCAAGGGGCCGGCCCCGCACACCCCGTTGCCGACGAGGTGCGCAATGTTTGCGGCCTGGGCCTGCCTCCACTTCTCGGCGGCAGCGAGGTAGGGGCGCATGTGCCCGGCGGGCAGCGACAGAGACGAGGCGTCGTGCCGCTTGATGGCTTTGCGCTTCACCCTTCCTCCCCCGGCTCACGCTCGCGCGGAAGCTCGAGCTTCTCCATCAGCTCCTGGCGGTAGGCGGCCAGCTCGCTGACCAGGAGCTTCTTCGTTACCTGCTTGTAGCCCCTGTCCAGGAGACGCTGACGAACCAGGTAGGCGTCGTCGACCGACTCCAAGGAATGCTCCTCGGCGAACTCGAGCATCTTGCCGTGGAGCTTGTGCGCCTTTGAGAACTTCGAGAACTCTTCGTATGGCACACGTTGTGCCAACGACTGCTTCTCGGACTCCATGACCACGTCACCGAGGTCAGGCAGGGTCTCGCATCCGTAGACCCGGTCGAGCCACGGCTGGATCTCCACGTCGTCTTCGCGCGGGTCCTCCGAGGAGCCGACGCCGTCCTCCCGTGCCTCCGCCGGCTTGTCCTCGAAGGTGGCGACCTCCTCGGGGCTGTAGACGCCGAAGAACACGTCCGGGAAGACCGCCCTTCCGCTGCGGGAACGGCAGCGCGCCCGGAGCATGTCTCTCGGGTACTTCTTGTAGAGTGGATTCGTGAGCAAATCTGCCTGCTTGGCGTCGTCCATCGAGAACGAGAAGTTTTTCGGCTCTCTTCCAGGACGGGCCGCCGCGACCGTCACGCGCTCCGGGGTGTCCTCCACCACATCGAAGACGGCGTCCGGGTACTTGCGGAAGACCAGCGCCGCGATGGCGTCGGCGGTCAGAGTGGGCCTGCCGTTCATCCACTTCAGCGCACGGCAGGACTCCATCGGCCGGAACCCGAGCTCATCCCCGAAGATGAGCAGGGCCAGCACTTGGTCCTCGTTCAGCCGCATCTTCGCGGTGTTCAAAACACCAGACGCGACAATCGTTGACGCATACTCTCGCAACTCTTCCAGCTTCATCGGTTCTTCTCCTTCATCTCGGGCTCTCCGGCAATGGCATGATGCCATAGGTGCGACGGGACGGCTGCGCACGCAGTACTGGCGCTGCGCCCCTGTGCTCAAGCGACTCGAACGCTTCAAGTACATCGATCGCTTTGGTCAACTGACGGCAGTTCTCCAGAGCATCGCCCCGGAGATTCGGGTACATCTCCGCGATGGCTTCCTGCCTCTCGAACGTCTCTTGCAACATGTGGACGACTCGAATCATCGTTCGTCCTCCTATCTCGGGTTCCACAGCAATGAGTCCACCCACGGCTTCCGAGGGGGCTCGACCTCGTCCCAGGTGTCCTTGTCCGTCAGGACGGCTTCCAGGCAGAACTTCTTCACCTCGGGGGAGAGCCTGGCCCCGGAGGCCAAAGCCTCGTAGGGGGCCTTCCTGGCGGCCTCCTGGCGTGGTTCCCAGTGGAGCCGGTCGTGGGCCTCCAAGAGCACGAACCCCGGGAAGTGCCGAGACAGGTACTCCAGCTGGCCAACGCTGCACTCGGACACGTCCGCCCGCCCGTTGGGACGGGGCAACTCGGGCTCCTCGACGCACTCCATCCCGCAGATCCGGCAAGGCGAGGAGGTTCTCTCGCGCACGCAAGTAGTGCAGAACATTATTTTGCCTCCATCAGTTTGCCGACAAAGACCGCATACATCGTGTCCGGCTTGATCCCGTCTTCGCCTACGTACCCGACGACTGTCCTGAGCCGGGTGCCATCATGCCATCTGATGGCGATCGAACCACGCTCGCCAGCGGCGGCCGTGCCGTAGTTCCCAGCAGTAGCCGTGCCGCGGTCACCGACAGCGGCCGTGCCGCAGTCCCCAGCGGTGGCTTTGCCGTAGTTCCCAGCAGTGGCCGTGCCGTAGTTCCCAGCAGTGGCCGTGCCGTAGTTCCCAGCAGTGGCCGTGCCGCGGTCACCGACAGTGGCCGTGCCGTCGTCTCCAGCAGTGGCCGTGCCGAAGTTCCCGGCAGTGGCCGTGCTGAAGTTCCCGGCA